GTCCTGAAGGACACTGCTCAGCAGGTCGCGTACACCTCAAAAGAGGAACTGATCCATGCTCTGGTCGGCATCAAGCTGGTCAACACGATCCGTGAGGAGCATCCTGAGCTGTTCGATGAGGAGCTGACTGAGCGCATCCGCCACGAGTGCGAGGAAGCCTACAAGGCTGAAGCGAAGATCATCGATTGGGCTGTCAACGGCTACAAGGCCGACGGTCTCAATGCCGGTCTGCTGAAGGAATTCATCAAGAACCGTCTGAACGAGTCTCTGGTCCAGATCGGGATCAAGCCAATCCTCGAGGTCGACAAGGCAGCACTCGAGAAGACCGTTTGGTTCGACGAGGACGTTCTTGGCAATACCGCCACTGACTTCTTCTTTAAGCGTCCTGTCGAGTACTCCAAGAAGGCACAATCATTTTCAGCATCCGACATCTTTTGAGCAATGAATCAAAGTTATTACTGGCTAAATGAGGACTCGCGCCTCTTCCTAGAACGTGGTTATCTTCAGCCGGGTCAGACACCCGAGCAGAGGATCCGTCAAATCGCAGAGGCGGCTGAAGCCATCCTGAGAGTGGATGGCTTTGCCAATAAGTTTGAGGACTACATGGCTAAGGGATGGTATTCCCTGTCCTCACCTATCTGGGCCAACTTCGGGGTTCAGCGTGGTCTTCCGATCTCTTGCTTTGGCTCGTATATCTGTGACAAGCTCGAGTGCATCCTGGAGAAGACCGCTGAGGCCGGAATGATGACCAAGATGGGTGGCGGCACGTCCGCCTACTTCGGTGCTCTTCGCCCACGCGGCACCGAGATCTCCACTGGCGGCAAGTCCTCCGGTCCAGTTCACTTCATGGAGATGTTTGAGACCGTGACCAACGTGGTCTCTCAGTCGAACGTTCGCCGTGGATCATTTGCTGCGTATCTGCCGATCGAGCATCCTGATATTCAGGAGTTCCTGCAGATCCGCACTGAGGGACATCCTATCCAGAACCTATCCATCGGCGTCACCGTGACCGATGCCTGGATGAAGTCGATGATCGAGGGTGATGCCGACAAGCGCAAGATCTGGGGTAAGATCATTCAGAAGCGTTTCGAGTCCGGCTATCCCTACATCGTCTTCAGTGACAACGTAAACAATAACGCTCCGCAGGTCTACAAGGACAAAGGCAAGAAGATCTATGCCTCGAACCTGTGCTCAGAGATCGCTCTGTCAGTTTCTGAGGACGAGTCATTCGTATGCAATCTGAGCAGCATGAACCTCCTGCACTACGATGAGTGGAAGGATACCGATGCTCCGGAAGTGTTGACCTATTTCCTGGATGCAGTCATGACTGAGTTCATCCGCAAGGTCTCAGGTCTGCCGTTCATGCAGGCTCCTTACAAGTTTGCCGTGACTCAACGTGCTCTGGGAATTGGAGTCCTCGGATGGCACTCGTACCTGCAGTCCAAGATGATCCCATTCGAGTCGTTCGAGGCCAAGCTGCTGAATGTCCAGATCCACAAGATCCTGCGCGACAAGACCCAGGCCGCCTCACGTAAGATGGCCATCGAGTACGGTGAGCCAGAGCTTCTCAAGGGATACGGTCTGCGAAATGTCACCACACTGGCCATCGCACCCACAACCTCGTCGAGCTTCATCCTCGGACAGGTCTCGCCGTCGATCGAGCCTCTCAATTCGAATTACTTCGTGAAGGACTTGTCCAAGGGCAAGTTTACCTACAAGAATCCTTACCTTGAGACGCTGCTCGAGAAGCACGGTCAGAACACCCGTGAGACCTGGAACTCCATCCTCATCAAGGGTGGTTCAGTGCAACACCTTCCATTCCTGAGCACTCTCGAGAAGGAGGTCTTCAAGACCTTCGGCGAGATCTCACAGAAGGAGATCGTCATTCAGGCGGCCGCCCGCCAGAAGTACATCGATCAAAGCCAGTCCATCAATATGATGGTCCATCCGAAGACGTCTCCAAAGGACGTCAACCAACTCCTAATCTTCGCCTGGGAACAGGGTGTCAAGAGCCTTTACTACCAGCGCGGAACTAACCCAGCACAAGAGCTCGGCAGAAACCTGCTCCAGTGCGCATCTTGCGAAGCATGAAAGTAGAAAAAGAATGCCCATGTTGCGGAGCCTCGTATCTCATACGATTTGAGCAGGTTCTCCCAGATCTAGATCCAGAGAATTACGAAGACGAGCAGGTCGAGGATCAAGACAACGAGCTGTATCCCGAGTACTGTCCGTTTTGCGGAGCACATGAGTCTGAAGAGGACGACGATTCCGACGAATAGCAGATAGATACCACTGATGTGGTACTATCGTGATGAAGTCTTTGATCCGCCGGAAGGCAAACTCGACCCAAAGGTCGACATCGGCTTCGTCTATGTTATCACCAATCTTGTCAATGGAAAGAAGTACATTGGCAAGAAGAGGTTCTTCTCGTCCCGAACAAAGCAGGTCAAGGGTAAAAAGAAGAAGACGAAGGTCGAGTCTGACTGGAAGTCTTACTATGGATCCAACGCAGCGATCCAGGAGGACGTCAAGAACCTCGGTGAATCCAACTTTCGCAGAGACATCCTGTACCTCTGCAATTCGCTATCGGAGTGCTCGTATCTCGAGCTCAAGGAACAGGTCGTGAACAACGCAATTCTGAGTCCTCAGTATTACAACGACTGGATCCAGATCAAGGTCACCAGAAAGCACCTGAAACGACTTCAACTTAGTGATGTACAACCTGCCTGAACTTGGTAGGATTTAGGAATGATTATCGCAGACTACTCGGGAATTGCCATCTCGAACCTATTCACCATGAGGGAGCAACTCTCAGAGGGACTGGTTCGTCACATGATCCTCAACTCGCTGAGGTCTTACAATGTCAAGTACCGTAAGGAGTACGGCGAGATGGTCATCGCCTGTGACGGCGGCAACACCTGGCGGAAGCAGATCTTTCCTCAGTACAAGGCTAGCCGCAAGAAGAACCGTGAGGAGTCCGGTCTGGATTGGCCTGAGTTCTTCCGCATTCTTGGAGTCGTTCGTGACGAGATCCGTGAGAACCTTCCCTTCAAGGTGATTCACCTGCAGGGTGTGGAGGCTGACGACGTCATCGCTACTCTCACTGAAAAGACTCAGGACTTCGGTCAAGGGCAACCGGTCATGATCATCTCCTCTGACACTGACTTCGTCCAGCTCCATCGTTACAAGAACGTAAAGCAGTTCTCGCCGATGAAGAAGGCGATGATCAAGGAAGCAGATCCAGTTCGTTACCTGCAGGAGCATATCCTCCGTGGCGACTCGGGCGACGGAGTTCCGAATGTGCTCTCGGGGGATGATGTTTTTGTTAGTGGTGGACGCCAGTCTCCGATTCGTGCCAAGCAGATCGACGAGTGGGTGGCTAACTGGGACAAGTTGGATTACCACATGAATCCGCAGCAATATCGCAACTTCCAGCGTAATCAGAAGCTGATCGATTTGTCTTCTATTCCCTCGGAGAAGAAGGTCGAAATCATAAATACGTTTGACACGGTGAAAACCAAGTCCAACACATTGAACTACCTTATCTCCAAGCGGTGCTCTCAGCTTATCGAGTGCGCCGAGGAATTTAATTGCCGCACACTATGAAACGTCTTAAGATATCCGAAGTACTCGATACCGCAGCTCGTGCCAAGACCAAGGCAGAGCGGATCGGCATTCTAAAGCAGAATAACAGCCTAGGTCTACGTGACGTCCTACGGGCCTCATTCGACGACAGCATTGTCTTCCTTCTACCTGAAGGAATTCCTGAGTACAGGTCATTCCTCTCAAACGAGGGAACTCCTCCGACCGATCTCACCCGCGAGACTCGACGTTTCACCTATTTCGTCAAGGGCGGCAAGGGAGACCAGCTCTCGGCCGGCCGCCGCGAGAAGATCTTCATGAGCATCCTTGAGGGAGTTCATCCCCATGACGCCGAGGTAGTTTGCGCCATGAAGGAGAAGAAGCTTGACGAAAAGTTCCCTGGAATTACCAAGGATTTGGTCAAGGAAGTGTGGCCTAAGCTCATCCAAATCTAATTTCTTGAGGGCGCGCAAGTGCTCACTTCGTCATGTTCACTACAACACTAAGTCGTGGATACATGATCACAAACCAACTGGATAGACTCAAGCAAGACTGCAACGAACTAGAATACTTCATTCAGCGCCTCATGAAGGAGGGCAATGATAATCGAGTTCAGAAGATACAGAAAAAGAAGCAGTACCTCGAGGAATATATCCAGCAAATGCAGATGACTCCAGTCGCCGAAATCGCCGCATAATTTGATGTACGATTGGGTCTGACTTGTTAGGATACTTTGTTATGAATATCTTCGTTTTGGATACTTCACCCGTGCTTGCTGCACAATACCAGTGCGACAAGCACGTGGTGAAGATGATTGTCGAATCAGCACAAATGCTGTCCACCGCTCATCGCTTGCTTGATGGAAAGATGAGCGTTGTCCGTCGACCCGTTAAGACCAAGATCGTTTTCAACGATCACGAGTACTCTCCGATCGACCATTATCGCAAGGTCAGGGTCTGGAAGCTCGACGACAAGAACCTAGACAAAGCGCTTTACGCAGTGGCTCATCCGGGTCACCCGTCCACCAAGTGGACTATGGAATCACTTGGCAATTACTTGTGGCACTACCAGCATTTCTGCGCGCTGTGCGACGAGTACACGCACCGGTACGGCAAGATTCATGCCACTGACACGAAGCTTCGTTTCATTCTAGACCAGGCTCCTGCTAACATCCGTGACGGCGAGATGACCTCATTCAAGCTTGCCATGATGTCCAATCCTGAGTGCATGGACAGCTCCGATCCCGTTGGATCATATCGCAAGTTCTATCAGACCAAACAGGGCCGATTCAAGATGGTATGGACCAACCGTGATCGACCGGACTGGTTCGTAGTGAATACATAATCACATGCCCAATTACGACTTCACTTGTCAGAGCTGCAATCACGAGTTCTCCGAGATCGTCCCAATCGACAAGCGAGATGACCCGCTGACTTGCCCGAAGTGCGGCAAAAAGAAGTGCAAGCGCGGGGTCTCCGCTGTAAAGGTGAACTACAGCGGATTCAAGTCGATGTATTCCCGAACCTCCAATGGATGGAATGACGTCCTCAAGAAGATCAAGAAGGGTTCGGGTTCCGGAAACACAATTCGGACCAAATAATCATGGCCAAATCCAAAAACAAAAAGAAGGAGCCACTTCAGGTCGTGGTTCCCAAATTTGACACGCTCAAACTAATTGAGCCCCTGACGAAGACTCAGGAGAAAGCCTTTGCGGCCTTTCGCAAGAACAACCATCTCTGTCTGTCAGGATGTGCTGGAACAGGAAAGACCTTTCTGGCCATGTACCTGGCCTTCGAGGAGATCCTATCCGGGAAGTCTAAGGCCGAGAAGATCGTCATCGTACGGTCGATCGTTCCCACTCGTGACATCGGCTTCTTGCCTGGTGACCGCGCCGAGAAGGAGTCGACCTATCTGTATCCCTACATCGCCATCTGCGCCGAACTCTTCGGTGATCCGATGGCCTGGAACAAGCTGGTCGCCAAGAAGCAGATCGAGTTCTTGACGACATCGTTTGTCCGTGGTATCACCCTGCGTGACTCCATCGTCATCATCGACGAGATGCAGAACCTTACATTCCATGAGCTGGACTCCATGATCACTCGTCTGGGTGAGAACTGCCGTCTCATCATGTGCGGTGATTACTACCAGACCGACCTTGAGAAGAAGAACGACAAGAGTGGAATCTTGGAGTTCATGGAGATCATTGAGCAGATGAAGTACTTCTACTGCATTGAATTTGGCTGGCAGGACATCGTCCGATCCGGCCTAGTGAGAGATTACATCATGACGAAGGAAATCGTCCAGAAAGAAAAACGCACAAAAGGAAGCACAAAGCAGCAATGAAACCATCCAGGAACAAATGGGCCGACCACGCCGAGCGTGAATCAGATTCGTTTGATCGCAAGGCGCGAAAGAATCGCAAGCGTACTCCGCGCCGCGACGAAGATGCCGATCGTTATGATCGGGCGAATCGCTGGTATGATTCTCAGCCGGATGACGCCGACTGGCCGAATTTCCTAGA